GAACAGGGAATGGTGATAATTGGCAGGATATGCAAACAGTTTGGACCGACCTTAACTTATCAAACCCAATTACAGGGTCAGGGACGGCAAATTATTTACCTAAATTTTCAGACGCTGATTCACTAGAGAACAGCTTGATTTATGATAATGGTACAAACGTAGGAATAGGAACAACAAGTCCTCAGGCTTTGCTGCACATACAGGGTGCTGTAAATCAAGACGCCACAAAATTATACCTTACTGAAAGCGCTGATTTTGGTAGTTATTTTAAGTATAACGGAGATACTAATTTTGGTGAAATAGGGGGTATAGATTCACAAGTAGAAAAACCATGCATAACTTTCCCTAGAGATGGCTCATATCTTAGTTTATTAACAGCCAGTACAGAAAGACTAAGAGTAGATTCTTCTGGTAACGTAGGAATAGGAACTACTGCTCCTGTAGTAAAGTTAGATGTTAGAAACAATTCAAATCGTGTATTAAAAGTCACACAAGAAGATACATCTCTAAGTAACGGTGTATATACGTTTGAAATAGATAGTTCTGCACATACTTCCAATATGAGCACTGCAGGTGCAATGGCAGTTGATGTTAATTCAGGAAGAGCATTTACTATAAACGGTTTAGGCAACGTAGGAATAGGCACTACAAGTCCCGCACATACTTTGTCTGTAAATGGCACGGTTTCTTCTGATTTGTTTAGAGGTTATACATATCCCAATAATTCGTTTTTAGATTTTGATAAGGACGATACGGCGGCAGATAATTACACGGCTTTAGCTAGTATAGGAAGATTAGCTTACCTAGCAGATACAAATGCAAATGAACCAGTCATTAATGCTGCTCATGAATTTTTTACTGGTGCCTCAAGCATAGACACAGCTACATCTCTAATGATTATTAAAACAGACGGTAACGTAGGAATAGGAACTACAAGTCCTAGTGAAAAGTTACACGTTGAAGGAAACCAATATATATCAGGTAAGACGATTTACAAAAACCCTGATGGGAATAGTATTTTAGGATATGTTTCTAATGAGTTTTATTATACTCCAGGTCACGTTTTAAATTCTTGGGGTACATTAAGAAGCAGTAGTAATAATGCTCTAATGTATGGAGTCGTGCCACAGCCAGGTGTTACTGGGGGATACTTGTCATCTGCTAATAACGTGAGTTGGGCAAGGTCCTCTTTTGAAACTGGAAATGCATTTGAATATAAGTCACTTGGATCTTCTAATATACCTGTTGGTGATCCAGTTACATTAATTTCAAGGTTTAAAATTGATAATTCCACAGGAAACGTAGGAATAGGTACTACGAACCCTAATAGGAGACTTTCAGTCGCTGGCAGTATAGAGCTTACGTCTTCAGACACGGTTATGCACACGGGTCACGCTGCTATAAGAAGAGGTAGCTCGGGTGAAATGTTTCTTGATGCTCCTGGAGATGTATCTGTAACTATAGACACCAACAATAACAACACTGATAGAGTTTTTAATGTTAGAAAAGATACTGGTTCAGAATTATTTAGAGTACAGGAGAACGGTAACGTAGGAATAGGTACTACAAGCCCAGTTAGAGAACTTGATATAGAAGGTGATATAAATTTAAAAGATTCATCTGGCTTAAATATAAGAGGTATATATGGATCATCTGTTCCTATGTTAACTCTTAATACATCAAAATCTAATCTTATTTTTGGTCCTAATGCCATAGTTAGTAATACTGGAAATGGTACAATTGAGCTTAGTGCTGACGGTAGTAATATCTTTTTAAACCATGATTCAAATATAGGTGCGACTGTATTTTCTTATAACAGTTCTGAACTGATGCGCATTAATTCTAGTGGCAACGTAGGAATAGGAACAACCTCGCCTACTGCTAAACTAGACGTAAACGGCGACACAAAGATAACAGGCACACTAGACCTTAATGATGGGAGTAATAGAACTATTGTAGGGACTGATGCAGGTGGGACAGGCGGTAACCAATCAGCATTTGGATATCTTGCAGGTAGAGAAAACACAGGCGGTAATCAATCAGTATTTGGTTTTTTCGCAGGTAGAAACAACGCAGGTGTTAACCAATCATCATTTGGGCATTTCGCAGGTCAGAGTAACACAGGTTCTAATCAATCAGCATTTGGGTATTTCGCAGGTAGAGACAACATAGGTGCAGATCAATCAGCATTTGGATATCAAGCAGGTTATTTGAACACAGGCGGTAATCAATCAGCATTTGGGTATTTCGCAGGTAGATCAAACACAGGAGCAAATAACTCCAACTTTGGGTTCCAAGCAGGATACTTCCTAAGTAACGGTTCAACAGTAAATACAGGTAGTTCAAATAGCTTATTCTTAGGAGCAAACACAAAAGCAAATGCAGCAGATGGTACTAATGAAATAGTAATAGGAGAAGGAGCAACGGGAATAGGATCAAACACTGTTACTTTAGGTAATGATGCTATTACAACCACCGCATTGAAAGGCAACGTAGGTATAGGCACTACTAGCCCTACTAGTAGCCTAGTGGTGTCAGGAGATGGATTTAGGCTAAACAACACCGACGATAACGGTATATTTTTAAATAAAACTGGAGGTAGCAATTGGAATTATATAGATTTCAGAAAAGATGGAGTAAGACAAGGCTACACTGGGTTTAGTGGCGGAGGTGATTACATACTTAACACTTCTTTATCTAACGCGGACATAGTTTTACAGCCTAGTAACACAGAAGTACTTAGAGTATCTAGTAACGGTAACGTAGGTATAGGTACTACTAGTCCTACGCAAAAACTTCATGTCAACGACGGTGGCATAAGAGTTGAAAAATTTGCCACAGGCTTAGGTGGTTTTGTATCTGTGGGTAATGCAACAGAAACAGCTGGCAACTACTCAGCATATTTCTTTGGTAATACCTCAAATAACACGGGGTATTTTAAAGGCGGTATTGCTTATGAAACTTTATCTACTACACACGGTCGAGGCGATATGCACTTTTTACAGAGGTCAGATACGGGTAGTGGTAATGCAAACATAAGTCACTCAGTAATGACTATACTTAACGGAGGTAACGTAGGTATAGGAACTACAAGTCCAAGTAAGAAGCTAACAATAGGAGGAATAGGCATAGGTAATACTGATGGTTTAAAAATAGAAGACCCTTCTAATACTGCATTTGGGGCGCATTATTCTTATGATGACAGTAGCAGTACTATTGAAATAGGAGGGGTGACAAATAACACTTTGAACGATTGTATATCTATAGCAAGAGACGCCACTAGAACTATTACAATAGACACTAGTGAAAGAGTAGGTATAGGAACTACAACTCCTAGCACTAAGCTGCACGTTAGAGAAACAACACAACTAGCGACAGCTATGACTGTCCAAGTAAACCCAGACTTTTTAGCTGGGGCTGGTCTGATAGAGTTTCTTGATAACGGAGGCTCTACGGTAGGTAGTATTTATTATAATGGTGCTTCAACTAACTACAACACATCCTCAGATTACAGATTAAAAGAAAATGTAGTAGAAATACAGGATGCTTCGGAAAGATTAAAACTACTTAAACCTGTTAGATTTAATTTTATAAACAGACCTGAAAAAGAAGTAGATGGATTTATAGCTCACGAAGTACAAGAAGTTATACCAGAGGCTATAACAGGGCAAAAAGACGAAGTTGATAGAAATGGGAAGCCAAAGTACCAGGGTATTGATCAATCAAAAATAGTTCCTTTATTAACAGCCGCGCTTAAAGAAGCTATAACAAAAATAGAAAAACTAGAAACTAGGATACAAGCATTAGAAAACAAATAAAAATTATGATAAATTACACATGGAACTGCAAGACAGTTGACGTTTACCCACAAGAGGGGGAATTACAAAATGTTGTGTACAACGTACACTGGAGTCTAGAAGGCGAAGACTCTGAAACCGCTTATAGAGGAACTTGTATAGGTACTCAAATATTAAACACACAGGATATAGAGAATTTTACTCCTGTTGATCAACTAACAAACGAGTTGATTACTGGGTGGGTAAAAGATGCTATGGGACAAGATACTGTCGATAGACTGGAGCAAAATATATTTGACCAGATTAACGAGCAAGTACAGCCTTCTTCTGTAACAATGACGATAGGTGATTAAAAAAATAATCACTATATTTGTTGTATTAAATTAAATATATTATGAAAAAAATTAAAGATGAGCAGCTGAAGGACCTTCAGGCTGTAATTTCCCAAACAAAAGAGTTAACCTCAGAAGTAGGATCTCTAGAGTTTACTAAGCAAACATTACTGTCTCAAATAGGTCAGCTAAATAACAAGATGTCTGAGATTCAGAAGTCATTGCTAGAGGAGTATGGTAAGGTTAATGTTAACATAGAGACTGGGGAGATATCTGAGCAAGAAGATGAGTGATATTAGAAAAATATCAGTAGGTACGGATTACAAAAACACATCTATGCACTACATTGTAGGGCAGGATGTGTTAGGTGATTCTTACAAAATACATTTAATACAAGCTCATGATAATGGTTCTCACTATATATGGATAAAGGGGGATGGTGAGGTTATTCTTTGGAAAAGCTTCAACAAGAACATGCCAGTTACTTTAGAATACAACATAAATTTTTAAATGAAATCACCTTACAATTTTATTGTTAGACCCTTGAATGGTCGAAGATATGATAATGTAAAAAAAGTTGGTGATGTTGATTTTATAACTAGTACATCTCAAGAGGATCATACTGTTTCTAACAGAAGGGCAGAGGTAGTTGAAACACCTATTGGTTATTTAGGTCCTATAAGAAAAGGGGATGTATTGTTAGTGCATCACAACGTCTTCAGGTATTACTACGACATGAAGGGTCGTCAAAAAAGTGGAAGAAGTTTTTTAAAGGATGATTTGTTTTTGATTGATGACGATCAATATTTTTTGTACAACAGTAATGGTGTTTGGAAGTCTAGGGAAAGATATTGCTTTGTTGCACCTGTTGATAAAGAAGACTTTTATTTAGATTACCATGGGAACGAGCAACCATTAACAGGTATATTAAAATACTCTAACGATTTCCTTTCGGAACATGGTTTATCTGTTGGTGATAAGGTTTCTTTTAAACCAAACAGTGAGTACGAGTTCAATATTGATGGGGAGAAATTGTATAGGGTAATGACTAACAGTATAACGTTTAAGTTTTAATGGATTCAGAGAAGATAAAGCTAGAGATAATTAAGGCGGCTGAAACTGCTGTAAAGGAGTTGATAAAGGTTGCTAAGGAAAGTATTATCAAAAAAGATATGGATGACTTATCTCCTGACATTGCTGCTGACAGGCTTAAAAATGCTGCCGCAAGTAAGAAACTAGCTATCTTTGATGCGTTTGAGATATTGAACAGAATAGAGTCTGAAAAGTCTTTGTTGTCCAAGGGTGATTCTGACGATAAAAACATGAATAGTTTTGCTGAAAGAAGGGCTAAGTAACATAGTATCAAACAGTATTAAGGCTCGTAAGAATAAGGCAAAAAACTTTGAGTACGGATACAACAAAGAGTATGATATTGTAGTCATTTCTAAGGATGGTACTATAGGAGATATTGTTGAAATAAACGGTCTTAAAATAGCACTACCTTCGTTACCTAAGAATATTCACAAAAGAAGTAACACTAAGGCTGATCAGTATTGGGAGCCATTCGAGTATCCTAAGCAGTTAGAAAAAATAAAGTCTATATTTCAATGGAATGAAGCCCCTAAGGAGTTTAAGTCTAGATGGGTTGATTATATTGAGCAGGAGTTTGATCGTAGGGACAATGGATTTTGGTTTATGAATAACGGGAAGCCAACCTACATTACAGGCTCACACTATATGTATTTACAGTGGACTAAGATAGACGTAGGTCACCCTGACTTTCGTGAGGCTAACAGGATATTTTATTTGTATTGGGAGGCGTGCAAGGCTGATGATAGGTGTTTTGGAATGGTGTATCTTAAGATACGTCGTTCTGGATTCTCTTTTATGTCATCATCAGAGACGGTAAACACAGCTACTCTTGCTAAGGATTCTAGGGTAGGGATATTATCTAAGACTGGTAATGATGCAAAGAAAATGTTTACAGATAAGGTTGTGCCTATATCTAGTAACTACCCTTTCTTTTTCAAGCCTGTCCAGGATGGTATGGATAAGCCTAAGACGGAGTTAGCTTATCGTGTTCCTGCATCTAAGATTACCAAGAAAAATATGTATGACAAGGAAGATCCGATGGACGGACTTGATACTACTATTGACTGGAAGAACACAGATGATAACTCTTATGATGGGGAGAAGCTTTTGTTGTTAGTTCATGACGAGAGCGGGAAATGGATACGACCTAATAATATTCTGAATAATTGGCGGGTAACTAAGACCTGTCTCCGATTAGGTAAGCGAATTATTGGTAAGTGTTTAATGGGCTCTACCTGTAATGCATTAGAAAAGGGTGGTGGTAATTTTAAGAGTCTGTACATGGACTCAAACACTTCTGAGAGAAATGCCAACGGACAAACTAAATCAGGGTTATATAACCTGTTCATACCTATGGAGTGGAACCTAGAAGGTTTTATAGATAGGTATGGGATGCCTGTAATTGACACCCCAGAAGGTAAAGTGTATGATACTTACGGTGACTTGATAGAACAAGGGGCTGTTGAGTATTGGAATAATGAGGTAGACAGTTTAAAATCTGATCCAGATGCACTTAATGAGTATTATAGACAATTCCCTAGAACAGAGTCTCATGCGTTTAGAGATGAGAGTAAATCTTCTTTATTTAATCTAACAAAAATATACCAACAGATTGACTATAACGATGGTATGCTAAAGGATAGGGTTCTTGTTAGAGGTGGTTTTCATTGGAAGAATGGAGAAAAGGACACTGAAGTAGTTTGGGTTCCTGACAATAAAGGAAGGTTTTTAGTTTCTTGGATCCCTAGTCCAAAGTTACAGAATAGAAAAGAATCTACTAGATCTGGATTTTCTCCAGGTAATGCACACATAGGTGTGTTTGGTTGTGACTCTTATGATATATCAGGTACTGTTGGTGGTGTGGGTTCTAATGGAGCATTGCACGGATTGACAAAGTATCACATGGATGACGCTCCTGTTAATCAGTTTTTTCTAGAGTATGTTGCTAGACCTCAGACTGCTGAGATATTTTTTGAAGACGTATTAATGGCGTGTGTTTTTTATGGTATGCCAATACTTGCAGAGAACAATAAACCGCGACTGCTGTATCACTTTAAGAATCGTGGTTACAGGGCTTATTCTTTAAACAGACCTGACAAGCCTACTAGGAAGTTATCAGGTAGTGAAAAGGAGTTAGGGGGTATACCTAACACTAGTGAAGCAGTAAAGCAAGCTCACGCAGAGGCTATTGAGACTTATATAGAAAAACACGTAGGTATAGACACTGAGGGGATATATAGAAACCCTAGTGAAATGGGTGAGATGTTTTTTAACAGAACTTTGCAAGATTGGGCAAAATTTGATATAAATAACCGAACTAAGTTTGATGCGTCTATAAGTTCAGGGTTAGCGATAATGGCTACGCAAAGAAATGAGTTAAAGGAAGTTAAAAAAAATAACAAAATAAGCATTAACTTTGCTAGATACAATAACAAAGGAAGATTCAGCGAAATAATCAGATGAAGGAAGTAAACATATCTATAAATAAATCTTCGTTTCCTAGTCAGTATGTAACAGATGCTGAGAAAAATACTAAGGACTTTGGACTTAGGATTGGTCAGGCTATTCAGTACGAATGGTTTAAAAGGGATAACGGTGGTTCTAAGTTTTTCAATCAATGGGATAACTTCCATAAGTTAAGACTATACGCTAGAGCGGAGCAACCTATAGGCAAGTATAAGAATGAAATGTCGGTAGATGGCGATCTTTCTTACATGAATCTAGACTGGACACCTGTTCCTATATTGCCTAAGTTTATAGATATCGTTGTAAACGGAATGTCTGATAGACTTTTTGAGGTTAAGGCTTATGCTCAAGACAGCACTTCTGCTAAGAAAAGAAGTGAGTATATGGAGGCTATTGAGGAGGATATGGTCTCTAAGGATCTTCTTATGAAGATACAAGAAGATTTAGGGGTTGATGCGTTTAACATGAATCCAGAAGAGATACCTGAAACTGACGAGGAGCTAAAGCTTCATATGGAGCTTAACTATAAGTCTGCTATTGAGTTAGCTGAGGAATCAGCCTTAAATACTATACTATCTGAGAACTACTATGAGGACACTAGAAAAAGAGTTCTTTATGACATCACTACAATTGGATTAGGTGTTGTTAAACACGAGTTCAAAAAAGGTTCTGGTATATCAGCGGAGTATGTAGACCCCGCAAATGTTGTATATAGTTATACTGAGGATCCTAACTTTAAGGATTGTTTCTACTGGGGTGAGGTAAAAACAGTGCCAATTACGGAGGTTGTAAAAATAGACCCAACCATATCCAATGAAGATCTTGAAAAGATTTCTAAGTATTCTCAAGAGTGGCATAATTACTTTAACTCTACACAGTATTACGATAACTCTGTATTTAATAATGATAGTGTTACACTTTTATATTTTAACTATAAGACCACTAAAAAACTTGTATTTAAAAAGAAAGGTGAAAAAATAATTGAGAAGGATGATACCTTTGATCCACCAGCTGAGATGGCTGAAGAAAGAGGCTTTGAGAAGATAGAGCGTAAGGAAGAGGTTTGGTATGAAGGTGTAATGGTTATGGGTACTAACATTATGCTTAAGTGGGATCTAGCTAAGAACATGGTTAGAACAAAGTCTGCTTCTCAGAATGTTTACCCAAACTATATAGCTTGCGCCCCTAGAATGTATAAGGGGAATATAGAGTCACTTCTTAGGAGAATGGTTCCGTTCGCAGATCTTATTCAGATGACTCACTTAAAGCTACAGCAAGTTATTCAAAGAGTAGTTCCTGATGGGGTGTTTATTGATGCGGATGGTCTGAACGAGGTGGACCTAGGTAACGGTGCTGCATACAACCCAGAGGATGCATTGAGGCTTTACTTCCAAACAGGTTCTGTTATAGGTAGGAGCTATACCCAAGATGGTGAATTTAATAATGCTAGAGTACCGATACAAGAACTGTCTAAGAATAGTGCTCAAGGTAAGATAGCTAGTCTTATTGGTAGTTACAATCACTATATGCAAATGCTTAGGGATGTGACTGGGTTAAACGAGGCTAGGGATGGTTCTACGCCTGATCCTAACGCGTTGGTTGGTGTTCAGAAATTAGCAGCATTAAACTCTAACACAGCTACAAGACATATACTAGATGGTTTATTAGACATCACAAGGGATCTTTCTGTTGCTTTATCATGTAGGTTATCAGATGCACTTGAGTATTATCCATACAAAGAAGAGTTTGTGATGCAGATTGGTAAGCATAATGTTGATCTGTTAGATGAAATCAAGGACTTACATATTTATGATTTTGGTATCTTTATAGAGATGGCTCCAGATGAAGAGGAAAAATCTCAACTAGAGAACAACATACAGATAGCTCTTTCTAGGGGTAATATTGACCTTGACGATGCTATTGATATTAGAGAGGTTAGAAACGTAAGATTGGCTAACCAATTGTTAAAAGTAAAGAAGAAGAAGAGAGAGAAGTCTCAGAGAGAGTTTGAGCAACAAAAGATGATGATGCAACAGCAGGGGCAACTTCAAAGTCAACAGTTAGCTGCTGAGGCTGCTGCTCAAAAGATTCAGTTAGAGACAGAGTCTAAGATGAAGATAGCGCAAGCTGAGGCTGCATTTGATGTTGAGAAGCTTAGAAGCGAGGCAGCTATCAAGTCTGAGTTGATGCAATACGAGTTCCAATTGAATATGCAATTAAGGAATGTAGACGCAGAGGCATTGCTGAAAAAGGATGAGATGAAAGAAAAGGCTAAGGATGACAGGATAAGTAAACAAAATACTCAACAATCAAAATTGATTGAGCAACGTAAGAAGAACTTACCACCTATTAACTTTGAGTCTAACGAAGATACACTAGACGGGTTTAGTCTAGAGGAGTTTGAGCCACGTTAAAAAACGTGTTGTTTAAACTATTAAATTTGCAACTAAATTAAATTAAATATGGATATTAAAGTAAAAGAGGTAGAAGG